TAGCCACTTTTAGTGCGGGCAACGATATCTGACACACGCGAAGCAGTAACCTTGCCAGCACGCGCGGCAAACCATTCTGGAGAGCCTTGTTCCATTACGCGAAGTCCTTTTCTGATTTCATGGCGCGACTAAAAGTTGCTGGAGCCTGAACGGCGGCAACCCCATCATCATCATCAGCTGCGATGCATAGGATCGACATTAAGCCGTAGCGCCGTGCGTAGGTAATGGCAGAACCAATACCGTGGGCGTTTGCCTGTGCCACAGGCATGCGCAGCGTTTCGCTAATGTATTCTCCCGTCTTGTGCAAAAGCATGGTATCGACTTCGACCACGCCATTCTGGGCGCGGGGAAGTTGAACGATAGATAGGCCATTGGCCGACAGCGGCCCGCGAATCACGGCGCGTACAGAAGCCAAGTCCGCATATTTGGATTTGAAATGTGGGTTGATCCCGGCTTTGGTGGCATCATCGATGGCCCCCTGCGCTTTGGAAAGTGCTTCCGCCAGAGCGGCAATTGTTTCGGACATCTGCATATTTATCCCCTTCAGGTTCAGATACTAATTTTCATGGGAAGGGGCGTTAGGCCCCCTCTAACGAAAAGCATGCTATAAAGGAACCCTAATCGGTGTCAAGCCGACCTTTCTAACGGGGGAATTCATGAAAACGCCTAAACCGAAAACTCCTGAATTGTTGCTTGTTTTGCATCACTTCGGGACCCTTGGTGCTGTCTCCAGCGCCCTTGGTATCACTAAGGCCGCTGTATCCGTATGGCACCGCGTGCCTATCCATCATGTCCGCAAGGTCTGCCAGCTGACGGGTTTGCGCCCTGATCAGGTACGGCCTGATGTGTTCGCAGGATGGGATGCAGCTGCGTGATTGAAATTACTCTGCCTTATCCGCCAAGCGTTAATCGCCTTTGGCGCGCCAAGAAAGGTGGAGGAGTTTACAGGAGCGCAGAATATGTGAACTGGAAAAAAGCGGCAGCATGGGAATTAGCTGTGCAGGTTAAGTCCCGCTCTATCCAAGGTCGATTTAAGATCTTGATAGAGGCTGTCGCGCCAGACAAACGACGCCGCGATATCGATAACATTTGTAAGGCAATCCTAGACGTATTAGTTGCAGCGCGCGTGATTGAAGATGATCACATGTGTCGTGACTTGCATGTTCGATGGGTCGAAAGCGGTCCGCCAATACGCATCATCATAGAGGGGATAGAGGGTGGGAAAGAGATCTGACTTTGAACGTATCGAACGCGATTTTTATCCAACGCCGTTAGCAGCTGTCGAACCACTGTTCCCGCATCTGCATGGCGGCGAATTTTTTGTGGAACCATGCGCTGGCGATGGCGCTCTAATTGGCCATTTAGAAAGTCACGGCCTGCTATGCAGCGCTGCTTACGATATCAAGCCGCGATCATCATCTGTGTTGCCAATGGACGCAATGAATTTAACAGAACGCGATCTTCACGACGCTGATTTAATTATTACGAACCCGCCGTGGGATCGTGATGTGCTGCATCCATTGATCGATGTGTTTTCTAATTTGCTTCCAACATGGTTATTGTTCGATGCAGATTGGATGCACACAAAGCAAGCCATTCCGTTTCTTACACGATGTGACAGAATTGTTTCTGTTGGTCGCGTGAAATGGTTTCCCGAAACAAAAATGGTTGGGAAAGATAATTGCGCTTGGTATTTATTTATGCCTGAAGATGTAGAGGAAACCGTTTTCTATGGCCGCTAAAATTCCATTAGCAACGCAGATATTTGAAATCGAATTAACGGTGGCCAACAGGCGCGGGTTCATATCGACCCTGCGGGATCTGGCGCGCCGGAAGGAAAGGCCCCAGCACGATGTGGACTATCAGGCGGGGCGGCTCCCTGCCCTAGAGGCTGCTTTGGCCACCCTAAAGTGGCTGGAAGCGAATCAAGACGCTGTACGTACAGTGTACTCACAAAAGGCTAAGTGACTGAAAAGTCATGGCTTTTAGACCGATTCACATGCGATTTGACATGCCCAATGGGCTGGCGTATGGTTCGGACATGGCGCTTTTGCCATTAGGAGAAATTGATATGTCGAATTCAGCAGCCCTTACCTCCCTTGTGGACGAATACATCCGCGCTGATGCAGCTGAAAAAGCTGCTAAGGCCGCTAAAGCCAAAATTAAAGAACAGCTTGCTGCCCATGGCCTTACAGAATTTGAAGGCACAAACAGCGATCTTAAAGTCACAACAGTAAAAACCATCACGTTCGATCCTGACACGGTTCGTGCTGTTGTCGGTCCTGCGCTGTTCAAAAAGATTTCGACCGTAAAGGTTTCGACAGAGCTGACGAAAAAGCTTGTCGCACAAGAAGTCTTTGATGTCCTTGTTAAAGACGCAACAATCAAAATTGAAAACACGGAACGCATCAACATCGTTCCTAAAGTTCCGGCGTGAAGGGGGGAGCAATGACTATTTACACCATCATCGCAGAAGGCGACCCGCATACGCAGTCGATTGCCTATGCGCATAAATTTGAAAACGCAAAAGATCATGTTGATCGTCTGCGCAAGCGCACTGGCAAGGGCTACTACATTAACAAGGTTGAAAAGGTTTACGAAGTCGAACCATTGACGGAAGAGGAGATGGAAGATGACTGTGCTTGAACTGCCTAACAACGTGTCGAAGGGGCCATCAGTGCCGCTTCTGACCGAAACGCTAAAGGAAACCATCCGCCTTGCTAAAGAGGCGGAATGGGAAGGCGATCACTATGCAGCCACCTACTATTGGCGCGTTGTGGATCGCTTAAAAGAGCGTCTTGGTATGGGCGAACAATTCGACCCGCAATTCTAAACGCAATAAACGAAACAGAGGGGGCCATGAAAATCACACCACCAAAACATCCGCGTCTTGAACCATGCGCGCAGGTTAATCCGTCGCTATGGTATTATTTTTGCCAGCTGAAGAATCGCCCGGCAAATCCGTCTGACGTTTGGACCGAATTCGATGTGGTCCAACACCTGAACCAGCTATGCGCTAAGGACCTTCAAAATGGGAAAAAAGAAAATGGACAGCAATACTGACCTTGGCGTTCAGCTGGCGCGCCTACTGTGGGAAAAACAAATCCTGAATAAAGAGGCCGCAGCGCTCTTGGGTGTACATGAAAGAACCATCTACAAGTGGCTTTCCGGCGAACGCGCCATGCCGCCAATGGCAATGAAGCTTCTGGAGATGGAATTGGCTAATTGACTCTAAATGGGTCATGGCATACGTTGAATGAAGTTGTGGCCCCCGGAGCATCGCTCTACAGGGGCCACACTGAACCGAAAGTCTTTAGCGGGACAGGTTCAGCAATAAGAGTAAAAACATTATTTGCTCTTTTTTGCAAGTCGAATCCCGCAAAAGATCCAAACCATGGCGCGCATCCCGGCTTTGCCGATTGCGATGACGCTACGGGGTTCAGGCGGGTTTTGACTGTATGCCGCCAATCAAACAGGCCAGCTGGTGGGTAGCACCAGAAATGCAATCGGCGGAACTTTCCGTGAAAACGGCTTCCGACGCCCTGACTGCCGCGCAGGCTGAAGGATAACTGGGACAGAAAACATACCCTGCCCGAAAGGGTTGTGTCCGACATTCGGACCGGGGGGCGTCTGGCGGCACGATAGCCCGCATCCCAGCTAAACGGTTGCTGTAAGCGCCCCTCCATCGCATTGATCCCGAAAGGGGTCAGGGGGTTATGCGGAAGCGGAACTATGTCTGAAGCAATGTGGGGTCACAATGATTAGAAAACGCAAACACAAAAAGATGTCGGTGCAAGAGCGCAACGCCTGCGAAGAGGGTCGTATCTACCAATCGATGGATACGGCAAAAATTTATTTGACGAAGCGCGCCCAGACCGTCAAGGTTAGCTTACCGCAATTGAAATTTTTGGAGAAAGAAGATGTCTGATCAGGTTGGCGGTGATCACTATCGCAACAAAGCGATAGAGCCGATCCGATACATTATGGAAAATGGGATTGGATATTGCGAAGGCAATGTCATCAAGTACGTCACACGACATCGCGAAAAAGGCGGCGCGCAGGATATCAAAAAGGCGATCCAATATTTGCATTTTATTCTGCAACACCAATACGGTGAAAAATGAACCTTCGTGATTATCAGCAAAAGGCAATCGATCTTCTTCGCGCTTCGCTGATCAGCGGGCGCAAGCGACCAGTGCTTATGGCACCAACAGGCGCGGGGAAGACGATCATTGCTGCAGCCATCATCAACATGGCGCGACAGAAGGATCGTAAGGTGATCTTCTGCGTTCCTGCCCTGTCGCTGATCGATCAGACCGTCGAACGCTTTCAGGCGAACGGCATATGGGATATCGGCGTGATGCAGGGCATGCATGAAATGACGGATTGGCGACAGCCCGTTCAAATCTGCTCTATCCAAACGTTGATGCGCCGCAAGATCCCAGAAGCGGATTTGGTGATCATCGACGAAGCGCATGTGATGTTCAAATTCCTGCACGATTGGGCTGGATACGACGAATGGAAAGATACGCCCTTCGTAGGCCTGACTGCCACACCATGGCAGAAGGGGATGGGTAAGATATGGGACGATTTGATCATTGCCGTGACTACGCAGGATCTGATCGAACGCGGCCACCTGTCAGACTTCAAGGTGTTCGCGCCAGCGCATCCTGATCTTAAGAACGTCAAGACGGTTGCAGGCGATTACGAATTGAAAGGCCTTGCTGATGCGATGGATCAGGGCCAGCTGGTGGCTGATATCGTTTCGACATGGATGGAGCGCGGTGAAAACAGGCAGACGATCTGCTTCGCTGTAAACCGAACGCATGCGAAACACATTCAACAGCAATTTATCGACGCTGGTGTTGTCGCGGAATATATGGATGCGCATACGGATCGTCCTGCGCGCAATGAAATTGTGAAGCGCTTCGACAACGGCGATGTAAAGGTCATATGCAATGTTGGCGTTCTTACCACAGGTTTTGACGCAGATGTTCGATGCATCATTCTGGCGCGTCCTACAAAAAGTGAAATTCTCTACACGCAGATGATTGGTCGCGGTCTGCGTACTGCAAAGGGTAAAGATCACTGCCTGATATTAGATCACAGCGACACGACACTACGCTTAGGATTCGTAACTGAAATTCACCACACCGAATTAGATGATGGAGAACGCAAACGTGCTGAACCAAAGCCAAAAGAAAGATTGCCGAAAGAATGCCCGCAATGCTCTTTTCTGCGCCCGCCGAAAGTGCGCGAATGTCCGGCGTGTGGCTTCGTTCCTACTCCACGAAGCGATGTCGAAAATGCAGAAGGCGAATTATACGAACTAACGCGCGACAAAGCAGTGAAAGCGAAAGATTGGCCTGTCGAAAGAAAGGTGCAATTTTATTCAGAGCTTTTGAATTACGCTGACGGTCGCGGATGGAAAAGAGGTTGGGCTTATCACGCATACAAGGATAGGATGGGCAAAGGCCCACCGCATGGAAGTGTAGCACCCAGTGCGACGATATCGCCTGAAACAATGTCATGGATTAAGCACCACAATATCGTGAAAGCAAAGAGGCGGGAAAATGAATCAAAGCGTGCGGGAAATAGCGAAAGGCCGTTGGCGCGGTTTGCTCCCAGAGCTGGGCGTCGCATCTACTTACCTGAATAAGAGGCACGGCCCCTGCCCGATATGCGGCGGGAAAGACCGATTCCGATTTGACGATAAAAACGGGGTGGGTGACTGGATATGCAATTCTTGCGGATCTGGCGATGGAGTTATGCTTGTAACGAAGGTCACGGGTAAGCCTGTGGCAACAGTGCTGGAAGAGGTAAAGCAGCGCGCCATGTATGTGCCTGCCGTGCGGGTTCAGGAGCGGGACACTGCCAAGGAGATGCATGCCATTAAAAGCCTCTGGGAGCGCGCACAGCGGCCTGCAGACGATGGGCCTGTTAGTAGATACCTAACACGTCGCCTTGGCCGTCACTGGCGCTCTAATGCGATCCGCGAAGTGCTGGATTGCTGGGAGGCAGGATCTAAGACCCGCATGCCTGCCATGGTGTCAGTTGTACGTACAAACGATGGTTCAGTTGTGAACTGCCACCTGACCTATTTGACGGCAGAGGGCCAGAAGGTCACGCGCCGGGTTATGCCGGGTAGCCTGCCGGAGGGGTGCGCGATCAGGCTCTGGGAGCCGCGCGATGGCCTGTTAGGCGTTGCGGAGGGAATTGAGACGGCTATGGCTGCAGCGCAGAAGTTTAAGATGCCGGTATGGTCTACGATCAATGCCAACAGGCTTGCAGCATGGCAGGCCCCGGCTGGGGTCGAAGAGGTCTATGTGTTCGGGGATAACGACGAATCATTTACCGGGCAAAGTGCGGCCTACGCTCTGGCGCGAAGGTTGAAGCTAAAGGATAACCTCCGGGTCAATGTGATGATCCCGGAAGCTGTAGGATCAGACTGGGCAGACTAATCCGCAAGATCATAAGGAAAACGCCCCCCAGAGGCTTCTGAGGGGCGCTAATCCGCATGGATGCAAGGATTATTAGTTATGCATGGTGTGGAGCGGGCTGTGTGGCGACGATGGCGCTGGGCGGGCTGGTGGAGGGCTGCAGACCCCCCGGTCGATCAGGTCCTTGGCTGTGCGGCCAAAGAACCCTTGAAGGTTCCAACAGACCCCCGTGTCGATCAGGTGCTGCCATGCAGCCTGCTGTTCGTCGTAAGAGGCGGGTTCCACGCCCTCTGCGATCATAATGGCATCAAACGTGTTCATTGCTTTGTCCCCTTTTCGGTTTCGCGTTCTTCGTCGATCAGGTCGATGACCCGTGCGATGATCTGGACGATCTCCCGATCATTCAGGCCTTCGGCCCGATAGTCTTCGATCACTTCCCGCAGGGCGGGGGCGATGCGGATCGCCTGCCCCAGCTGGTACGATGCAAGGCCTTCGTAAAGATTAAATTGCAGGATTGCCATGGCGCGTATTTCCTTAGCGCTTAGAGGGACGGGGAAGGGAGCGAAGGCCCCGGCGAACCTTGGAAAGGATCACCTTGCGGGTGCCAGTGGAGGAGGGGAGAAAAGCTTCGCGGTTCATATCGATATTCCTTCTATCAGGGTCATCATCAGCACCCGCCTTACGGGTGGACGGGGTTGCCCCCGTTTCGACCTTTTACGAAACGATCCAGCCAAGGTTTGCAGCGATATCGCGGGCGGCTTGTTCGGACTGGACATTGACGAATTTAAGGACCACTGAACGGGCGCGGTTGTCGTCTTCGACGGCGTTCAGGGTCACCGTTTCCGTGCCTTTGTTTTTGGTGGCAAACGGGACAACCGTGAAATGCGGGACGCCCTTGATGATCTTGGCGGTGATGGCAGGCATATCAGTATCTCCTGTTTCGGTGTTATTTGATAAGGGGACTTTAACATGCCCAGTGGGCATGTGAACCCCATATCTTGCCCGGATAAACGGCATGTGGCCCGTTTTGGGTCTAGGGGGGTCTGTTCCCCTTTTGTTCTACAATGTCCCATGTTGTGGTACATTCAGTATCCGGGGTTCGGTTAACCCGGCAAGGCCCGGTCCCGGCCTCCATCCCCGGTAAGCCGGGCTTATTCTTGGGGGAATGAATGTCAGACGATAAGAAACCAACACGCAGAAACGCCGCTAAATTCCGCAAAGCGCTGGAAGAAGTGGAAGGCGGAAAAGATGTTGTCGCTGTTGCAGCTGGCGCGTCAAACGTCATTAGCTTTGAAGAAGCTATAAAGAACCACGCAGTAGCCAGAATATTCGCTGCTCCCAAACCTAAGATGGGAAGACCAACAAAATACGATCCAACATGGATGCTAGAAGCAATCATAGAGGTGGGAAGACTAGGTGGATCAAAAGACAAAATGGCTTCTGCAATCGGTGTGCATTTAGATACCCTTTACGATTGGTCCGAAAAGCATGCCGACTTTTCCGAAGCCATAAAAGAAGCCACACAATTGTCCAAAGTGTGGTGGGAAAACTTCGGACAAGTGTCAGCAT